ATCAACAACGTAATTGTGAAAAGAGATTTCGAAGACCCCGAGCAACGTATCGCCGTTTGTTCGAATATTTGGAAAGAAGAAACCGAAATCAAATGAGCTACACAAACGAAGAGCGCGAAGAAATCGCAAAGAACATCCGGGAGTATATGAAGCAACCGAAGACAGAGAAGTTCGAAGAAGTATCCTACTCCGGTATGAAAGTCCTCCACCGAAGAGAGCACAATATGACATGGTACGACCGGGAATGGCTCGAAACCATTGCACGAGATGTTGAAGGTCGTATCTTTCATCCATGAGATCCGCACGAAAAGCCCTCCTCCATGCGAAGAACTATCTCCTCATCACGGAAAATAGTCAAGTTATCCGATTACACATCGGAGAAGACCCCGCAACCCTCCTCCTCACGTTAGCCGTTAATAATGCAGAATTCCTCCACACCCTTGAAGCCGTCATCGTCCAAGCTCATGAAGCTCTCGGAGATCCGGGAGAACCCGAAGAACCCTCGATTAATTAAAGACGAGAACTTCCAGAAACTCGTTCGAAGTATTCAGGAATTCCCCGAGATGCTCGAAGCGCGTCCGATCGTAGTCAACCCGGAGGGGATAATCATTGGAGGAAATATGCGGTATAAAGCGTGCAAAGCCGCAGGACTTATCGAAGCACCCGTCTACGTTGCTTCGTGGGAAGAGAGCAAAGCGAAGGCGTTCATCATTAAGGACAACGTCGGTTATGGGGAATGGGATTGGGACATACTCGCTAACGAATGGGACGCGGCAGAACTCGAAGAATGGGGGCTTGACGTTTGGCAACCAGACGAAGAACCGACCGAAGGATTCACCGATCCCGACGAAGTGCCCGAAGTCCCGGAAGAACCGAAGACGAAACTCGGAGACCTCTATATCTTGGGGGAGCATCGTTTGCTTTGTGGGGACTCTACGAAGGCGGAAGATGTGGAGAAGCTAATGAACGGAGAGAAGGCGGATATGGTATTTACTGACCCTCCCTACGGCATTGGATTTAATTATAATAGCCACATAGACCAACAAGGAGAGGAGTATTTAGAATTTTGCCGAAAATGGTTCAATAATTTGCGGAAGTTTTCGGATTTTATAGTAATCACTACAGGGTGGAAATACAACTTATTTTGGGAACAGATGGAGCCTTATGATATTTTTTATTGGTATGCCGCAAACAAAACAACGGGAGGGCGAGCCAGCTATTTGAGAAAGGTAGAGCCCGTTTTTATATACGGAAAACCCGATAAACCTTACAAAGTTGATTGGATTGACATAAACAACGGTATCGGTAATGACATGAAGGGGAAGCACACTTGCCCAAAAAATGTTGCTCTGGTTACTCATTTTATAGAGGGTCATTCTTATAGTACAATTTTAGACGTATTCTTAGGTTCGGGAACCACCCTTATAGCAGCGGAGAAAACAGGGCGCAAATGCTACGGGATGGAACTCGATCCGAAATACTGCGATGTAATCGTTAAACGATGGGAGGACTTCACAGGTAAAAAGGCGGAGATATGGAAGCCTTAAAAGTGAACACACCGAACACCAAAAAAGAGGCTATGCTCGAAGCCCTTGAGAAGTCGTTGGGCATCGTTTCCACCGCTTGCAAGATGGCGGGAATAGGCAGGACGACTCACTATCAATGGCTGAAGGATGATCCCGAATACAAGAAAGCCGTTCACGCGATTGAAGAAAGCGTGCTCGACTTCGCAGAATCCCACCTCTATAAACTCGTGAAGGAAGGCAACCCGGCAGCAACCATTTTCATGCTCAAGACCCGAGGCAAGAAACGCGGATATATCGAACGGCAAGAGATTGAAGTCCAAGAGAAGAAGCCGCTTTCATGGTTAGATGAAAAATAATTTGCAGAAAAGTGAATTTTTTTTTGGAGAATGGAAAAATAGCTGTATCTTTGAGACATCAAACAAACGGAAAAACAAACAGCCATGAACAACACAATCCAACTCCAGCACATCGGACGAGTTAACGCAATCCCCGCCGGCGAACTCAAGAAAGGAATGCAGATGGTATGGAACTTCGGCGAGACCTCAACAGTAAAAGAAATCACAAAAGAAACTTCAAAGTCGGTTTGGGTTACTGAGATTGCAGACAAAAGCGGACGAGAGTACAATCGCCGATTTTCTAAGACTCGATTGGTTGCAGCCTTCTAAACCAACAGAAGCCCCGAAAGGGGCTTTTTTTATACCTTGTACCCGGTGAAACTCCCCGCCACATATTACCACGTCAGGAATTCAAAGGCGAAGATTCAAGTCCACCAAGGCGGAACGCGATCAGGGAAAACGTACTCCATCCTCACGGCTTTAATCGAGCTTTGTTACAAGAATACCGGCCTCGTAATTACCATATGCAGGAAGACGTTCCCTGCCCTTCGAGCGACTGCGATGCGGGACTTCTTTGAGATACTCAACCGGGAAGAGATTTATAACCCCGACCTCCATAACAAGTCGGACGCTACTTACCACCTCGACGGAAACCTCGTCGAATTTATTTCCATCGACCAGCCGCAAAAGGTACGGGGAAGGAAGCGGGACGTTCTCTTCGTCAATGAAGCCAACGAAATAAGCCTCGAAGATTGGCGGCAACTCCTCCTCAGAACGACCGGGAGAACCATAATCGACTACAACCCTTCAGACGAATTCCACTGGATCTATGACGAAGTTATCCCAAGAGAAGACGCGGACTTCTTCCAAACGACGTACAAGGACAACCCCTTCTTACCGCAGAGTGTTCTCGTGGAAATTGAGCGATTCCGAGAAGCGGACGAAAACTTCTGGAGGGTGTACGGCCTCGGAGAGAGAGGAGCATCCCGGGCGACTATCTTCACGCATTGGAAAGAAGTAGACCAAATACCGAACGAATTTAAACCCCTTCACTATGGAATTGATTTCGGATACACCAACGACCCGACGGCCATCGTCCGAACCTACACCGACGGCCACGGATTCGCCGTCGATGAAATATGCTACGCATCGCGCCTCACTAATAGCGATATATCAAAAGTCCTCCGAGATTCTGGAGTCCATAGATCGGATGTTATCATCTGTGACAGCGCTGAGCCCAAGAGCATCGACGAGATACACGGCCACGGATTCAATACTCACGGAGCAAGAAAGGGAAGAGATTCGGTTAAGAATGGAATCCAATTCCTCCACTCGAGACCGCTTCTTGTCACGTCTCGGAGCGTGAACCTTATCAAAGAACTCCGCAACTACAAATGGAAGGAGGATAAGAACGGCAAACAGTTGAATGAACCCGTCGACGAGTTTAACCACGCTATCGACGCGATGCGCTACGCGATTACCTTCAACCAAACGAACCCGAACTTTGGTTCATACGCTATCGGGTAAAAAAAAGTTCAAATAAATTTGGAGAAAAGAAAAAAAGTTTCTTATCTTTGAGACATCAAACGAAACAAACGGAACAAATGACCTACTCACACGACATCACAGCAAACGAAAAGAAGAGCATCAAGCGCATCATTGAAGGTGGTTACGTCGGACAAGATTGCAAAATTGGTCGCACTTCATACCGAGTTACAAAAAACGAATCAGGATATGAAGTAAAAATTGGTAAGCAAACGCGCGGGATCGGTTTTTATGGTGAGCCTCTTCGATTTACGGTTAAGACATTGCAAGTTCAGCCATAAGCAAGAAGCAACATCAGCAGCCCCGCGAGGGGCTTTTTTTTTGCCCTAACTTTCGGGCGACCCGTAAACACGCAAAATCCACGCACGATTCACGCAAACCGCTTTTGTAAGGAAACCCACGAACTTTAGTTAATAAGACAATGGAACTACGCCTCCCGCATAAGTGGTCGGATCTCACGCTCGCAGAGCTTCAGGTTATTATGACCAGCGAAAACCCACTCGAACGGATTTCCGTTTGTACAGGGAAAAGCGTTGACCAATTGCGCACGCTGCCTCAGAAGCTCATAGAAGCCGCTACAGAGCATTTAAACGGTTTAATGAACCAAGAGACGGCACGCTTCGAGAAAGTCGTTCAAATGGACGGAAAACGCTTCGGCTTCATTCCCGATTGGGACGCCTTCACCGCTGGCGAATGGATCGACCTCGAAACGTACCTCGAAGATTTCTGGAAGAACGCCCACAAGGTTATGAGCGTACTCTTCCGGGAAGTAACGTACGAAATCGGGGACAAGTACGAAATCAAGAAGTACACCGCCAAAGAAGACGCTTCCATATTTGAAGAGATGCCCGCTGACCTCGTATCGGGTACGCTGCTTTTTTTTTGGACTACCAGAAACAAACTGTTACACGATATGAAGTCCTCTTTACTGGAGGTAGCG